GTGAGGATCGGGGGGATGCGGCAACCATTCAGTCGACGCAGGCCGCCACTATCAAGTCTTACATCGACGCCGGGTTTGAGCCGGAGTCGGTGATCGCTGCCGTTGAGGCGGAGGACCGTTCGCTCCTTAAGCATTCGGGCCTGTATTCGGTGCAACTTCAACCGGCCGGGAAGGCAGCCGAAACCACAGGAGATAAGAGTGTCTGAGGACTGGCTGTATCGCAGCGTTGCCTTCGAGCACCGCGATTCGGGCGATGAGGGCGACGGGCTGACCCTTGACGGGTATGGCGCGGTGTTTGGTTCCCCGACTCGGATTGATTCGTGGGAGGGCACGTTTGATGAGGAGATCGCGCGGGGCGCTTTCAAGAAGTCGTTGAAGGAGCGGACTCCGGTTTTGCAGTTCGACCACGGCCGGCACCCGATGGTGGGTTCCATTCCGCTTGGGTCGTTCGAGGCTCTGTCTGAGGACGACAACGGGCTGCATGTGGTGGCTCGGCTGCACGACAACTGGCTTGTTCAGCCTGTGCGGGATGCGATCAAGTCGAAGGCCATCCCGGGCATGTCGTTCCGGTTCTCTGTGGTTAAGGACGAGTGGCGCACCGCTGACGGTGGGCTCGTGAAGCCGGAGGATGTTGAGCGGCTGTTGTGGAAGTCGGACGCCGCGAACCCTGCCACCGTTTTGAAGCGGACGCTCAAGGAGGTCCGGCTGTATGAGGTCGGGCCTGTTGTGTTCCCCGCATATGCGGACACCAGTGTTGGTGTTCGTTCTAGGGAGATTGCTTCCCTTCTCAAAGACCCCCAGGTGCGTGCCGAACTGGCCGCTGCCCTGGTTAGCACTCCTGTTGAGCCGCGTGACGACGAAGGGTCGTCCGGTGATGAGGGAGCCGCACCCGCCGATGTGGAGCCGCGTGAGCACTCCCGTCAACTCCCATCACCCGCAGCGCGCGACCGCGCGCTCCGACTCGAAAGAGACATGAAGTGAACATCGAATCCCTGCGGGGCGAGATTGAGGCGCTTGACGCCGAGATCACCGCTCTGCACCAGACCGAGGACGGCGAACTCCGCGAGTTCACCCCCGAGGAGCAGGAGGCGTTCGACGCCAAGCGCGCCGAGCGCGCCAAGAAGGTCGCCCTTCTTGAGCGTCACGCCGAGATCGAGAAGGCTGCGAAGCTTCCCGAGCGCACCGTTGCCCCCGCGGCGCCGGCCGTGAAGGTTGAGCGTGACGCGCTCGACGTCATGGAGGACCGTTCCGCCACCCCGAAGCAGCTCGCCGACGCGGCGATGCGGAGCCTCGAGGAGAAGGACGTTCTTCCGGAGAACCTTGAGCACGTTCGCTCTGTTCTCAAGCGTCACTCGTCTGACCGTGAGTGGGCGCGTGGCATCATCCTGCGCTCGAGCGACCTCTACACCGAGGCGTGGCTTAAGGTCATGACCGGCCGCGAGTTCTCGCTGACCAGCGAGGAGCGCACCGTCCTTGGTGTGTCGACCAACGCTAACGGCAAGTTCCTTCTGCCGACGCACCTTGACCCGACCATCATCCTGACGTCGGCCCTGTCGACCAACGAGATTCGCAAGATTGCTCGGGTCGTCACGCTGACCGAGGGCGCTCCGGCGTGGAACGGCATCACGTCGGCTGGCGTTACCGCTAGCTGGGACGGCGAAGTTGCCGAGGTTTCGGACGACAGCCCGACCTTCGGTAACCCGCAGATCACCACCACTCGGGCGCAGGCGCTTGTTCAGGCCAGCATTTCCGCGACCGAGGACATCGCCAACCTTGGCAACGACGTCATGATGATGTTCGCTGACGCCAAGGACCGGCTTGAGGGCGCCGCCCACGCGACCGGCTCGGGTTCGAGCCAGCCGAAGGGCATCTTCACCGCCGTTGCTGCGGTGACTGCTTCTCGTGTGACGTCGACCACCGCTGCGGCCATTGGCCTGGTGGACCTGCACGCCGTTTACCGTGGCGTGCCGAAGCGTTACCGTGCCGCGTCGAAGTGGTGCGCTAACCCGCTTTACACGACCGCGATCAAGGAGCTGGGCGCTGCGGTGTCTGCTTCGTTCTCGGGCGACCTCCGCGAGCCGCTTGCCGGCCGCATCCTGGGCCACGACGTTGTGGAGTCGGACGACGCTCCGACCACGCAGACGACCACGGCTCTGGACTCCGAGGTTCTGTTCGGTGACTTCTCGCAGTACGTGATCGTGGACCGTCCGGGCGGCATGAGCGTGGAATACATCCCGCACCTGTTCAACACCTCGAACAACCTGCCTGACGGCCGGCGTGCGTGGTACGCCACGTGGCGTAACGGTGCCGACGTGACCAACGTTGACGCCTTCCGCCTGCTGGTTGACAAGACCTCTGCCTGATTCGAGGTCTGAGCCGCGTTCTTTGTGGCTCCTCTAATCGTGTGGGGGCGGGACCTTCCGCCCGCCCCCACACTTCAACGGAAGGAAAAGGGAAATGCCTCACCCCACTGTTGCTGCTGTTGTGCGCCATCCGGAGACGGAGGCGTTTGTTGCGCTTAACCCTGCCGTGGATTATGCGGCTGATGATGTGTTGGTTAAGGCTTTTCCGTGGGCGTTTGCCAAGGGCAATGAGCCGCGGGTTGCGCCTGAGTCTGTGAGTATCGAGGTCGCTTCGGCGGCTCCGGGCGAGAAGCGTTCGCGCCGGTCGTGAAGCTTCACCTTGGGTGCGGGAAGACCCGCATGGATGGGTGGGTGAACGTCGATCAGGTTGAGACTCCGGGTGTGACCGATATGGCGGTCAACCTTGATGGCGGTGACCTGGCGTACATGCTTGACGAGGACTCGGTTGACGAGTCTCTCGGCCTGCATGTGATCGAGCACCTTTCACGTCCCCTCGAGTTCATGGCCGCCTTGTGGGCGGTCACTAAGCCGGGTGGCACGGTCACGTTTGAGACGCCGTACGGCAGCTCGGATGATGCGTGGGAAGACCCGACGCACGTTCGCCCGTACTTCGTGAACTCGTGGGGCTACTTCGGGCAGCCGTTCTACTTCCGCGCTGATTACGGCTATCGGGCTGATTGGCGCGTCACTGATTTGATTCTCGGGGTTCCGGCGTCTCGTTGGGCCGATTCGACACCGGATGCGCTGATCGATGCGATTCACCATGAGCGGAATGTGGTCCAGTTCATGCGGGTGACCCTCGAAGCGGTGAAGCCTCCGCGCGCTGCTGATGCTGCGTTGCAGGAGCCGTTGCCGTTGTCGTTCGCCCTGGTGGACGCATGAAGGCCGGGACTGTGGCGGTTGGGTTCCTAGACCCGGGCCACTGGTCGCATTGCTTCGGGCAGTCCCTCATTGACCTGTACCTACGGGACGCGCACACGTCCAATCGGATGGTTCCGCATGGGAAGCAGCTCCGCGACAACGCGCAGGCTGGCGGGATCGTGTCGGGCCGGAACTCGGTTGCTGAGAAGTTCTTGGACGCCACCGAATGTGAGTGGCTGTTCATGGTCGACAGTGACATGGGGTTTGCTGCGGACACTGTTGACCGGCTCATTGCGTCGGCTGACCCCAAGGAGCGGCCCGTCGTCGGCGGGCTCTGCTTCTCCCTTCGCAGGGATACGGCCGGCGAGTTCTACGGGCAAAAGTATGTGGTCGTGCCGACGTGTTACGAGTATGTGGACACGGACGCTGAGGTTGGGTTCCGGTCGATCATCGACTATCCGCGCGACACGATGCTCCAAGTTGGGGGCACGGGTGCGGCGTGTCTGCTGATTCACCGTTCCGCGCTCGAGAAGGTCCGCGCCACCTACGGCGCCCACTGGTTTGACCACCTGTCCCATCCGGGCGGGACGACGTTCTCTGAGGATCTGTCGTTCTGCATCCGTCTCGCGGCCGCCGATATCCCGGTGTGGGTGAACACGGGCGTCCGGACCACGCATGACAAGCATGGTGTGTTTCTGGATGAGGACGAGTTTGACCGTTGCCGCGCGCTCCATTCCCTACCCGCCGCCCAGTAAGGAGTTCCGATGGCTGTCGTCAATGGCTACTGCACGACCGCTGAACTGCGGACCCATCTGGGCGATAGTGGTTCGGCGTTGACGACTGAGCTGTTGGAGCGTGCGATTAACTCGACGTCGCGGGCGATCGACCGTTACTGCCAGCGCAGGTTTTGGCAGGACGCGGCGGTTGCGGTCCGCACGTACACGTGTAACGACGCGCTCGAGGTGTACGTGGACGACATTTCCACCCGGACGGGCCTGGTCGTGAAGACGGGCACGGATGGGGCGACGTTCGGCACCACCTGGGCGTCTACCGATTACAGCCTTGAGCCGCGCAACGCTGACGTTGTGGGGTCGGGTTCGACTGCTGACCCGTATGCGTTTTGGAAGCTGGTTGCCATTGCTGGGCGGTCGTTCAATGTGATGGGGTCTCGGCCGACGTTGCAGGTCACTGCGCGGTTCGGGTGGTCGGCGGTTCCGTATGAGGTGAACGAGGCTGCGGTGTTGAAGGCTGCTTCTCTGTTCAAGCGCAAGGATTCCCCCAACGGTGTGGCTGGGTTTGGCGAGTTCGGGGTTGTGCGGATCGGGAAGAACGACCCTGATGTGGTGGAGCTGTTGACGCCGTTCAAGGTTCCGGTGGCCTGAGTTGTCGACCCTCGCGCAGATCCGGTCGGCGGTGAAGACGACCGTTACGGCGGCCATCCCGTCCCTGTTCGGGTATGACCAAGTCGCGGACGTGGTCCATTTGCCGGCCATCGTGGTCATTCCCGACAACACGGATTTCAACGTGGCGATGGGCCGCGGCACCGACACCCACACCCTCAACATCTATGTCCTGGCGTCGCGTCGGGACTCCGGGTTGGCGCAGACCGAGCTTGACAAATATGTGACGGGCGGCGGGTCGTTTTCGATCCGGCAGGCCATCGCGGCCGCCCCTTCGCTGGGGCTGTCTGATTCACACGCGCACGTGTCGGGGATGCGTGGCTACGGCGGTTCTTTCAGCGTCGGTGACCAAGACCATGTTGGCGCGATCCTGACCCTTGTTGTTCACACGAGCGGAGTTTCATAGTGGCTGTCTTTGCGTTGACGAACGCGTTTGCGTATTGCGCCGGGTATGACTTCACGACGGATACGAACAACCTTGTGCTGGGTGTTGACGCGGCGGCGTTGGATTCGACGGCGTTTGGTGGTTCGGGGTGGACGTCGCTCATTGGCGGGTTGCGGTCGGGGAACTTCCAGATGGGCGGGTTCTTCCAGTCCGCTGTTGACCAGGCTCCTGACCCGCAGGCTTTCCCGCAGCTTGGTACGGCGGATCAGGTGTTCACGTTCGGCGAGGACGCCACCGAGGCGAGTCCCGTCTACATGTTCCAGGGGATGAAGTCTCAGTACGTGCTCGGCGGCACGGTTGGGGAGATCGCGCCGTTCCAGTTGGCGTCGACCCTCAACAACGGGGTCGGTGCGGTGCGTGGGCAGCTTGCGAAGGCTCGCGGGACGGTTTCGGCTACGGGCGCTATCGGGACGGCCGTGAACCTTGGGGCGGCATCGTCTAGCCAGTACGTGTATTGCGCCGTTCACGTGTTCTCTGCGGGGACGACGATCACGTTGCAGTTGCAGTCGGATGACTCTGGGGCGTTCTCGAGCCCGACGACGGTTGCGACGATCGGGCCGCTGACCACGACTGGCGGGACGTGGATGACCCGCGTTGCCGGCCCCGCCACTGACACCTATTACCGCATTAACGTGTCCGCAATTACGGGCTCGTTCATCGTGGCCGCCGCCATCGGCGTCCAGTAACAACACAAACAGGAGATTACGCAGATGGCGGTTTTCGCTCTCACCAACGAGTATCTGGCGCTGAACGGTAGCGCCGCGCTCAACGACCACGTCAAGTCGGCTGTGCTGACTGTTGACGTGGCTCAGCTCGACTCGACCGCGATGGGCGACGGCTGGTCCGACGTTATCGGTGGCCTCAAGTCTGGTTCGCTGGCGATCACGTGGAACGAGGACGTTGCGGCGTCCAGTGTGGACGCGACCCTTTGGCCGCTCCTCGGGACTGTCGTGACCTTCGAGGTTCGTCTGACGGACTCCGCGGTTGGCACGTCGAACCCGAAGTACACGGGTTCGGTGCTGATCGCGCAGCACGGCGTTGGCGGTTCGGTGGGCGACCTGGCTGCGAAGTCGGTTACGTACCCGACCACGGGCACGATTACCCGCGCGACTGCCTGACGTTGGCTGACTTCGAGATCCGGGGCGCCGAGGATATCGGCGCTCTGGTGAAGCGGATCAACACGCACGCCGATTCGAAGGCGTTGAAGCGGGAGTTGAACGCGGGGCTGAACAGGTCCACGAAGGATGTCCGGGGTGAGCTGTCTGACGCTATCCCTGACGTGTTGCCTGAGTCGGGGGGGCTGGCCGCGACGTTCAAGAGCGCGACGAAGTTCAACACGTCGGCGAAGTCGGGCAAGTGGGCCGGGGTCACGATCTGGGGCCGCGCTCGTGGGCATGACGTCCGCACGTTGACGGGTCGCCGTCTGCGGCACCCGCTGTTCGGGAATCGGCGGTACTGGTTCAACCAGACCGCTGGCGTCAACCCTGGCGCGCTCGAGGACAGGTTTGAGGATCAGAAGCGCGACGTCCAGCGGGACGTTGTTCGTGTCATGGAAGAAATCGGGCGGAAGGTCGAACACTGATGGCGCAAAAGAGGTTCCTGTTGGGTGGCGAGGAGTTTCACCTTCTCGACCAAGACGAGTTGACGTTTGCTGAGGCGCGGGCGATTCAGAAGGCGACGGGTGTCCCTGTCGGGAAGTTCGACGGCGACGACGGCGCGGTTGTGCAGGGGTTCCTTTGGGTGTCCATGAAGCGCCGCAAGCCGGAGATGAAGTTCGCGGACCTTGATGACGTTCCCATGTCGCAGATCGAGTGGGCCGAGGACGAGGAGTCTGACGAAGACGCGGACCCTACGGAGGGCGAGGAGAACTCGCCGGCCTCCGACTGAGGTATCTGGCTGCGTTCGCGCAGCAGTTCGGGATTCGGCCATGGGAGTGGGACCAGTTGTTGTTGTCTGAGGCGCTCGCGCTGATTGATGTTTTGGAGAGGCGGGGCTGATGGCGACGAACATTGCGTTCGACATTATCGCCAACGACCGGGCTTCTCGGACGTTCAACAACGTGGGTCAGGCTGCCGATCGCTCGACTGGGAAGCTTAAGTCGTTCGCCAAGATCGGTGCGGTTGCCGTTGCGGGCGCTGCCGTGGTCGCGGGCAAGGCCCTGTTCGACATGACGAAGTCTGCGATTGAGGACCAGAAGGCTCAGGCGATTCTCGCTAACCAGTTGCGGAACTCGGCGAAGGCCACTGACGCTCAGGTCAAGTCGACCGAGGATTGGATTTCAGCTCAGGGCGTGGCGCTGGGCGTCACGGACGACGAGCTGCGGCCGGCGCTGGGTCGCCTTGTTGCGGTTACGCACGATGTGGGCAAGGCGCAGAAGCTGACGTCCCTGGCAATGGACGTGTCTGCGGGTACCGGGAAGTCGTTGAAGACGGTTACCGAGGCGTTGGCTAAGGCGCAGACGGGTAACGTCGGGGGGCTTTCGCGGCTCGGCGTGGCGACCAAGGATGCGTCGGGTAAGACGCTGGCACTTGACACGATCACGAAGAACCTTGCCAAGACCTATGAGGGTCAGGCGGCGACGGCGGCGAACACGACTGAGGGCAAGTTCAAGCGCCTGAACGTCATGTTTGATGAGACCAAGGAAGCTATCGGCGCGAAGCTGATTCCGGTGGTCACCGACCTGGCTGACTGGTTCCTCCGCGATGGCGTCCCGGCGTTGCAGAAGTTCGGCGACTGGATCGACCGGAAGATTGTCCCGACGCTTCAAGAGTTGGGCGGGTTCATTGGGGACCACATTGTGCCCGCGCTGCAAGCGTTCGGCGGGTTCATTGAGGAACATGTCATCCCCGCGCTACAGGCGTTCGGCGAGGGCGCACTAAGGGGCGTCAAGGGGTTCCTTGACAATGTCGGTGACTCCTTGCAGGAAAACAAGCCGTTCCTTGAAGCCTTGGGCCGCGCTGTTGCGGAGGTCGCCGGGTTCCTCTACGACAAGCTTGGGCCGGCATTGGGCTGGATCGCGGAGCATGTGCTACCTGCGCTGGGGAAGATTCTTGGCACAGAGATCACGCTCATTCGCAAAATCTCGAGCGCGTTCCTGACGATGGCTGAGTACGGCATCCGGGGGTTCGCACTCCTGCTTGACGCCGCGTTCGGCGCATTCGAGGGCATCCTTGACGCCGCAGCGGCCGGCATGGGCTGGATTCCCGGGCTTGGCGACAAGATCAAGGACGCTCGGGACTCGTTCTCCGACTTCCGCGACAAGTCCGTTGACGCGCTGAACCGTACGGCCGACAAGCTGCACGAGGTTAACAGCGCGATCAGTGGCATTCCTAAGTCGAAGGTTGTCGACGTTGAGGTGCGGTTCAAGGCGGGTTCGTTGGATGCGCTGTTGGGGCCGATTCAACAGTTGAACGCGGCTGGGCTGGCCCCGGCGAATAGCCACAACGCGCTTGGTACGGGGTATTGGCGTGGTGGCCGGACGCTGGTTGGCGAGTCGGGGCCGGAGATTGTTGACCTTCCGCGGGGTTCGCGGATCTATGACAACGCCCGGTCGCAGGCGATGGCCCGTGAGTCTGGTGGGGGCATCAACTATCGGGAGCTGGGGCGGGCGATTGTGGCTGCGATGCGTGAGGGGGCCCCGTTGGTTCAGTTGCGTGACGCCGGCCAGGGCGCGTATGTGTCTGGGGCTGCGTTCTGATGGTTCACACGTTGCAGATTGTTGACTCGGTCGCTAGTTCGCCCACTGTTCGGCTTGACCTGAACGACGGCACGACGTGGCGGTGCCTCTCGTTCGATGAGGGTGTGGCGAAGTTGCGTCGCGCTGCGTCTGCGAATGCGATGCGTGACGGGATCAACGTGTCGTCGTCGCAGTACGACGCCCGTTCGCCGCATGCTCATCTGCAAGTGTTCGGGGCGTCGCGGGATCTCGCGGCGACACAGATTCAGCTTTTGTCGCGCGAGCTGGACCGGACAGACAACTTTTTGAAGTACCAGCAGAGCGGTTCGTCTAAGCCTGTGTTCTTCAAGTTGTTCCGCTCGGAGTATTCGGCCGCGACGGACATCCGGGGGCAGTCGTCGGCGTATGAGATCGACGTGGACTTCCTGGCAGAGCCGTTCATGCTCGGCCTGATGGAAACACTCGGCCCGTACACGGTGAACAACGACCCGGCCGCGGGATCGAACGGTTGTTACTTCGACATAACGGGTGTCATCGGGGACGTCGCAGCACCGGCCCTGCTCGTTGACTCGGTCGCCAATATGCCGATCGCGTGGTTGGGTGTGCGGCAACATGGCACCCCGGGCAACCTGACGTTTTGGGCTCAGGCCGAGTCAATGACGCTGGGAACCGACACGACGAATCCGGGCGGCGGCCCCGATGCGGCTATGTCGGGCACGGGGACGAACAACTACGTACGGACGTCTTTCGGCACAACGTCAATGGCAACCCGCCTGACATGGGCCGTTCCTGACGCCACGACATCTACGGCAACCGGCCTTGCGCTGCGCGGAACGTATCGCGTGCTCGCTTGCGTTCGACGTAGCGACGGAACCTCTGTGATCCGCGCCCGGCTGCTCGGCGGATCGTCCGTCGCGGTCCCGCTGTCAACCAATAGGCAATTGGTGGACCTTGGGCTGTGGTCTGCGGCCCCCCCGGCACGCCCGGGCGGCTATGCGCCGGAGGCTCCCGTGGCTGCGGGCGGTGGCGTTGCCGTTGAGGCCGAGCGGGTCTCTGGGAGTGGCACGTTGGATTGGGACTTCCTTGCCCTGGTCCCCGCCGATGAGTCGCTTCTCGTTGTGGACCACGCGGGAGAGGTGCGGGACACGAGCCTAGACACGGTTATAGATTCGTTCAATGAGGTCTTCACGCGCTTTGTAAGCGGAACCGGAAGCGTTGTGGACGGCACCGCCGACATGACCGAGAGCAACATCATCGGCGTGTCTGGGGCGTTCCCGTATCTGGTTCCCAATCAGACCAACCGGGCGTTCCTGTTCACGGGCGAGTACGACATGAGCGCCACGCGAAAGTGTGACAAGAGCGTCACAGAATCCATCACGGTTTACTACTGGCCGGCCTATCTGTTCGTTCGGCCTAGCGCGACCTGACGGCGTACTCGTCCGCGATGGTGGTTACGGTGCGGTTTCCGCAGCGCCACTTGGTTGAGGTTTCGACGTACTGATAGGTCGGCCCGCCTGGCTCGGCCGTCGTCTTGAGCGTTGATGATTTGCGTACGACATGGCACCCACCGTCGCCACTCGCTGCCGGCGTGTTGGCGGTGGCTGGCGTGAGTCCGGCGAGTATCGCGCCGACAAGGACGGCGCCCCCGATTCGCATCATGTCTTGAGCATATTCGCCCGGGCCGTTTCGCGCCCCGGTTTTGCCCCAGTTGTCACCCCAGTTCGGGGTTCCTTTGTCACGCACTAACACCGGAGGTTCCCTGTGGCGGTCACCGCTCTCCTTTACGGCAAGACCTGGGCGGCGTTCGCCAACAAGGAAATTGACTGGTCGGCTGACACGATCAAGGTTGCGCTCTGCACCAGCTCGTACACCCCCGACCAAGACACCCACGACTACTTCAACGACATCACTAACGAGGTCACAGGCACCGGGTACACCGCTGGCGGGGCAACGCTCGGGTCTAAGACTGAGGCGTACACGGCCGGCACGAACACATACACGTTTGACGCCGCCGACACCTCGTGGACCAGCTCGACCATCACGGCCCGTTACGCGATCCTCTACCGCGACACCGGCACGGCTTCCACGTCGCCGCTCATCGGGTACGTGAACTTTGGGGCCGACCAGTCGACGTCGAACGGTACTTTCCAAATCACGTGGAACGCGAGCGGGATCTTCACCATAACGGTGGCGTGACGTGGCGACACGTTTCTACCTGCCCTCGTCGGGTGCGGCTGCTGTCTCCCCCGCGTTTGACAGCCTCTGGACGGTCACGGGTTCAGCCGACCGGCTCGCCATGTCCACGACCGCATCGAACACGGCGAACTTGCAGAAGGGCGCCAACGAATCCGTTTCGGGTAACGCCGACGTTCTGATTCGGCAGTACGTGGGGCCGAACAACCTTGCTGCGGGCGTCCTCACGGGCACGTTTCGGACGTCGATTCGTGCGGAGGAGTCCAACGCCGCCGCAGACATGTTCCTCAACCTTGTTGTCAAGGTTGTTTCGTCTGACGGGTCCACGGTTCGCGGCATCCTGTACGCGGGCCAGGGGACGCACGCGGCGTCTTCGGTGTCCACTGACCCTAACTATGAGTTCCCGGTAACGCCTACCAATGCGTCGCGGCTGTTGTCGGGGACGCTGTCTTCCGTCACGGCGCAGGCGAATGACCGGCTCGTTGTCGAATACGGTTATTCGGACACCAACCTCAACACCACGGGCCGCACCGGGACGCTCCACTTTGGGGACGAGACCGCGGACACGGACCTCCCGTACACGGTCGACATCGGTGACAACACCTATCGCCCGTGGTTTGACTTCGACTTTGTCAACATCGTTGACGCCGTAACGGCAACCGCGACGGCCGCGATGCTGGCCCCTGCGGTCGTCACTGACGTCTCGGTCACGGTCAACGCCGTTGCGGCCACAGCGACGGCACAAATGTTGGCGCCCGCAGACACGTCTCCGGTGCCGCAGCACACTACCGTCCAGCGGACCCGCAACCCCCTCACAGTCCGCATCGGGGACCGGCACATCACGCGCGAAGTGTCCGCGGTGCAGTTCCGCAAGGAAGCCATCGGCGGGGTCAAGTCCATTAGCCTGCGCCTGTTCCGGCCACTGGACAGGTTCGACGTCGACGTAACCGAGCTGGCACCCGTGTACCTGTACGACGGCCGGTCGGCCACGACGCTCGCCGAGGGCAAACTGTCCGACCTGGGACGCTCTGCCAGCGCGGACGGTCAGACGTGGGACGTCGTCGCATTCGGCCCCGCACAGCACGCCGCAGACCGCGCATTCCCGTACGTGGCGATCACACAACAACTCGACTTCCGCCAACACTCGGACACCACAAAGAACGCCACCACCGGCACCAACGAACGCAGCAACGACACGCCCTCCCTGATCATCTCCGCGGAGGAAGGCAAGACCGTTTCGACGTCCTGGCAAGGGCGCATGGCGGATCGTGTCATCCGGAACGCGGCGATGCGCCTTGCGCGGGTGTCGTGCTCTATCGACTCGGGCGTTTCGGACGCGAACTATCTGCAACAGTTGGTGACGGCCGCGGACGGCGGTTCGGACACGACCGCGGCCTCAACCGCGTCGTCCACCTCTACTGGTTCGCTGACTGCTGTAGTCGTGACGGACTTCCCGAACGGTGACGATGGGGTGTCAATCCGCGTCGTCCGCAACACGTCGGCCGACACGGGCGCCGAGAACCGCTGGTTTGAGTTTTGGAACTTCACGCTGCGGGCGATGCTCAAGGACGCAACCGGATCGAACATCACGACCGGGTACACCCACGATTACGTGTTGGCCCACGAGATCGTCACCGACCTGCTGGGCCGCGTGCTGGACGAGTTCGACGGCGCCAACGCTACGGTCGCCACGTCCGCGACATACCAGATTGACCAACTCGCATACCCGGACGGGGTGACGGCCGAACAGATCCTCAACGACCTGTTGCTGTTGGAGCCGGCATTCCGCTGGTACGCGAAGCCCGACGTCACGGGTAACGGGTACCAGTTCTTCTGGGAGACGCTACCCACGTCCGTCCGCTACGAAGTGAGCTTGGACGATGGGGGCAACTTCCCGTCGTCGGTGCAGGAGCTTTACAACGAGGTCACGGTTCGGTGGACCGACAAGGATGGCCGGCCGCGGACCACGACCCGCACATTGGCTTGCACAATCCTTGACAACGCAGGGGTTACGCGGTCCACGACGATCGACCTGGGCGACGAGATCGGCTCGAGCGCGGCGGCGACCCGGGCGGGTGACAACTTCCTTGCCGATCACAACGTGCCGAAGAACGCCGGCACGCTGAATGTCAACCGTCCGATCCGCGACCTTGTCACTGGCCGGATGGTTGAGCCGTTCGAGATTGAGCCCGGTGAACTGATCCGGGTCCGCGGGATCGAGTCCTACCCCGACGCACTCAACGCCTCGTCCAACGACGGGCTGACGGTGTTCCGCATCTGGTCCGTCACATACAACAGCGACGGGCACACGGCGTCACTTGAACTGGACACGGACTCGAGGTCCACAACTAACGCGCTCCGTAGGTTGGCGAAGCGCCGTCACAGGAAGCGGTGACCGCCGTGGGGGAATCATGAGCGAGCCGACCGTTGGTGAGCAGCTTGCCATCATCAACGTGAAGCTCGACCTGTTGATTACGCAACGCGACGACCACGAAGCGCGACTCCGCGCGGTCGAGTCGAAGGTGGAGCCACCGGACGCCCGCGTGGAACGCGATAGGCGGATCACCGCTCTTGAGCGGTTCCAGTGGCGCCAGTCTGGGGCCGCGGCGTCGGTGGGCGCCGTGGGTGCCCTGTTGAGCGCGGGCGTCGTCAAGTTTCTGGGCTGATGCCTGAGCGGCCCGTTTCCCGGCAACCGGAGTGCCCGGAATGCCACCCGCACGAATGGCACGTCCTCCCTTGCGACTGGTGCCTGTGTGACCACTCCCCCATTCCCGGCGTCGAGTTCTAGGAGTCCCCGTGACGTACCGCGAAGCCAAGTCCCTTGCCGTCCTGCTGGCCGAGGTCAACAAGGCGGCCCCGAACCGTTCCACGGTTTCAGACGGCTGGATCGGTGACGCCGCACACGCAAGCCGAGACTCCGACCACAACCCCTGGGTCATTGACTCTGATGGTGTCGGCGTGGTGCGTGCCCGCGACTTCACCCACGACCCCGCGGGCGGGCTGGACTGCAACGACCTGGCCGACGACCTCGTCGGGCTGCTCCGCGCAAACGCACACCCCGCCCTCGGTTCCGGCGCATACATCATCTGGAATAAGCGGATCATCTCGCACGACCGGCTCTCTGAGGGTTGGCGGGACTACACCGGCACCAACGACCACACGCACCACCTCCACCTTTCGGTTGCGCTCAATCAGTCCGGGTACGACTCGGAGAAGCCCTGGCGCGTGTTGGTGGTTGAGACGCCGCGGTGGGATCAGATTTGGGAGCTGGCTGACGCGATTGCCAAGAGTTCCCCGGCTGGCTCTCAGCGGCGCGAGGATGCGGTTGGGGTTCGGAAGGTCGCGGCCGTTTACTCTACGGGTCACTAGTCGTGCGGGCCGCGACGTTCAACACGCACGCCAACACCCCGAATGTGTGGGTTGCGGAGGATGTGCGCCGCATCTGGCGTCACGAACCTGACGTGATTGGGTTCCAAGAGGTTGGCGGCGTCACTCGAGCGGGGGCGATCCGTTCGGCGTTGGCGGGGTATCGCCTCGCACGGCACCCGCACACGGCGGCGGCACCTGTTCCGATTGCGTATCGGTCGCGGCGGTTCAAGCGGCTGCGGGTGCGTGAGTGGTTCCTGTCCGCGGCCACGTTCGTCGGGCGGCGTGGCGCTGGGCCGGCGACGCTGCGCGAGAAACACGCCATGACGGTCCTGCTGCGCGACAAGGCAACCCGCGAACTCCACGCCGTTGCGAACGTGCATCTTGCGCCGTCCATCTACTACCCCGAACGGGCCGAGCTGCACGCCGAACAAGTCGAACACCTCGCAGCCTGGGTCACCGAGACGCGGCGAACCCACCCACACGCGCACGTCACGATCACTGGCGACTTCAACACCAGCGACCCCGACAAGTTGCAGCCGCTCGTGGACGCCGGCCTACACCTACACCGCGCACTCAGGGCAACCCACCACGCGGGCCGCATCGACTGGGTTCTTTCGACTCTCCCCCGCGAACGCGCATTCACCATCACGAACCTGAACAGCGACCACGACGCACTCTGTGTTGACCTCAAGGAGAAGGCCGATGCTTGACAAGCTCCGCAACGAACCCGTCCTCGTGCGCGCCGCCATCGGTGCCGCGGTCACGCTCCTTGTGCAGTTCGGTGTACCGATCACTGACGGCCAGGCTAACGCGATCACCGCGCTTGCTTGGGCGCTCCTCGCTCTGTCGGCGCGCGGCAAGGTTTCTCCGGTTTAGTCATGCCGGAGGGGCTTGGCGGGTGGCTCGCTTTCTGGGCTGCGTTCGGGCTGGTGGATGCGGTTGTGGAGCCGACCCTGTCGGACACGACCCGCAGGACGTTCCGCACGCACACGCCCGCTGGCCGAACCGCGTTCACCGCTGCACTAGTCGTCGGCGCATACATCCTCCACAGGCACATCGTTAAGCCGTAACCAGATCAGACAACACCGAAGCGCCCCCACCCATTACTCCGGGTGGGGGCGCTGATCGGCATTTCTAGGGCAGCCGCACGTCGCGCAGCGGCGGCATGCGATGTGGCGGGTTGTTCGCGGGCAGATCGCAGAGCACCACCCACTCCTCCGCGGTGAAGTCGCTCGGGTCGAGGAAGTCCACACCCTCGTTGCGACCCACCACGTTGAGGTACTTGCTCAGGATCGAACGCAGGCGCTCAACCTCCGCGATGAGAACGAGGTTGCGGTAGTCGGGCGTGGCGTCGTGGATGCCGTCGCATCGCTGCCCGCTCGGGTGCTTCTCGGCGTCACGCTTCCACTGGGCCAGCTTCTCGTCCGTCAACGTCACGACGCCACCCTAGCGACCGCGATCCGTGCCCGCAGCGAAGCCAACTCCGCGCGCTTGTCCTCGCAGTCGTCGCACGGGTCGAGTACGTCGCAATGGCGGGTGTCGCGTAGCCAGGCGGCGAGCTGGTCGACTCGGGCGGTAAGTGCGGTGGTGTCCATGATTGCTCCTCGGTGTCCGGTGTGTATACACTACGCTGGTGTGTATACACCGTCAAGGAGTTGAAGTGACCAATCCAGATACGTCGAAGTGCGAGAATCTTGGGGTGTCCCCGAACAAGCCGAAGACCCCGACTGTGAGCTTCCGTGTGGACCCGGAGTTGTGGCGGGCTGCTGTGGATCGTGCGGCCGAGCGGGGAGAGTCCGCGTCCGACGTGATTCGTCGCGCGCTCCTGGCCTACGTTGAGGAGGACGACAAGTGACTGACCACGATCCGCGTTGGGAGTGGGTTGAAGTCACGTCGTTTGGCGGGCCACCCGAATATGTGCGGGGTCGGTGCCTGCATGTTGATGTGGTGCCGGTGATCTCGTCGGGCGTGACGGTGGCGCATCTGTGCCTGACGTGCGACGCCCAACTGCCAGAGGAGTGCCCGTCAATGTGTCAGTCGGTGTGTCAGGGTCTTCCGGATTCCATAGACGTTCCCCTATATTTGCTGGTCATGGTGGTAGGCCGGGCGGGGCTCGAACCCGCGACCCAAGGATTATGAGTCCTCGGGGAGTGGTACGATGTGAGCCT